TTCTACTATCTCTAAAGCATCAGACGTGTTTTTGGCCCATATGTTTAAATCAAGACCTAATTTGTAAGGAGCGCCTGCCTGTAATTTATATCGTAAATCGCTCGAAACTCCAGCCTGAGACTGATATCTCTGCGGATTCTTTTGACGGCCAACGTCATATATAAGCGACGTAAATTCATATGACATTCTAGGTAAAGTTATTGCTGTATTTGTATGAGATCTTTCCGATTGCTCTTTCAGCTTAGTAATATAGTGTCGTTTAGGACCATATGCAATAGGAACAACAAAATTATCAGCCTCTACACCTGCACTATCGTGTCTCTGCACTTTTATATCATTAAATATAGTACCAAAAACGGTAATAATTTTACGAATAGTTGAGTGATTAAAATAATTTGGGTACATATTATCTCCTGTATAATAAATTATTTATAATAGTGTGATTTCAAGGAATTATAAATAATAAAAACAAAAGAATTTAATTATTAATTAGGAGAAATAAATATGGGATTTTCTTTATCCGCTGGTGTTACGGTCAGAGAATTTGACTTAACATTAACTATACCAGCTCTTGCCACGTCAATTGGCGCAATTGTTGGTGATTATGAATGGGGTCCAGTAGATGAATTCCATTTAGTTTCATCAGAAAAAGTATTAGCAGAAAATTATGGTTTACCAAATGATACAAATTATAAGTCTTGGTTTTCAGCAGCTAACTTTTTAAGTTATTCAAATGCATTACAACTTATTCGTGTTATCGGTACTGGTACATTAAATGCTGTTGGCGGTACAAATTTAACTCCAGGCGCTGGTTTTATAGTTGGTGATGGCGCATTAACTACTTCAACTGATGTTGTTTTAAATAGAGATTCTTGGGATCTTCAAGATGGCGCATTATTAGCTTCTGATCCTGCTTTTTTTGGTAAATACCCTGGTAAATTTGGTAATAGAATAGCTGTTTCTGCTGTTACTGAAGCCCATTTCGCAGGTTGGAAATATGAAGGTGAATTTGATTTTGCACCTGTTGATGCCGATAATGATATTTGGGTTGCTGTAACTTTTGATGGTACAGTAGTAGAACGTTTCTATGCTAACCGTCAGAAAAATTCAGTTTCTACTGTTGGTGGTACTAATTATGTACAAGAATTAATCAATCGTACTTCTAAATACATTTGGTGTAATGCTAAAGCTTTATCAGTAGAAGATAATGATGTTGACACAGTTCAGTCATATGATGGTGTTGCTCCTACTACTGGTTTTATAATTTCACCTGTTAATCTTACAGATGTTGTTCTTGCTGGTGGTGTTTCAGTTGCTCCAATTTCTGCTGATTATATTGCTGGTTGGGCATTATTTAATGATGACGAATCCGTTGATATTAATCTTTGTATGCAAGGTGAAGGTGATATCGCTACTGGTAAACATATGATCGAAAATGTATGTCAAATTCGTAAAGATTGTATTGGTTTCGTATCTCCGGATTTTGCTGATGTTGTTGGTACAACTCAGATTCTTACTGATATTTTACAAGCTCGCAATACTGGTTATAATGTTAATTCATCATACGGTGTTATGGATGGAAATTACAAATATCAATATGATCGTTATAATGACGTTTATCGTTGGCTACCTTTAAATGCTGATATTGCTGGTACTTGTGCTAGAACTGATGCAGATAGAGATCCATGGTGGTCACCAGGCGGTTTAAATCGTGGTCAAATTAAAAATGTTGTTAAACTGGCTTATAATCCTACTAAAGCAGAACGCGATGCTTTATATTCAAATGGTATTAATCCAATTGTTAGTTTCAAAGGTGAAGGTACAGTTCTTTGGGGCGATAAAACAATGCAAACTAAACCTTCTGCATTTGATAGAATCAATGTACGTAGATTGTTTATCGTATTAGAAAAAGCTATTGCTACAGCTTCTAAGTACTCTTTGTTTGAATTCAATGATCGTATTACACGTAATAACTTCGTTAATATGGTAGAACCATTCCTTAGAGATGTTAAAGGTAGACGAGGTGTTCAGGATTATTTAGTTGTATGTGATGCAACAAATAATACGGGTGAAGTTATTGACCGTAATGAATTTGTTGCTGATATATACATCAAGCCGAATCGTTCTATTAACTTTATTTCTTTAAACTTTGTAGCAGTTAAATCTGGTGTAGCGTTTGAAGAAGTATTACTTACTAATACTCCATAGTTTATAAATAACAATAAGAGATAGGTTGATCACTGATAAGACGAGTCCATCCAACTCGTCTTCTCTTATTTTATTAATGGATATTATAGGGGACTATAATGAATATACAAAATTTTATTATTAAAAATCTACTTACTAAATCAAAGAAAATAAATGCACGTAGGTGTAATAAAGAGTGGTTTTTTAAAAATAATTTTAAGCTTGAATATAATGAAATAATTAGACTTACTTCTTTTATAGAAAATCAGTCATTTGGATTTAGAATCAAGTCTGTATATAATAATATTTTTGCGTTTCCATTATGTTCAAATGGAAATAATGTTTCTATTAATAACAACGAGTATAATGATACTTGCAGTGATTTTTCATGCAAGTGTATTTTAGATAAAAAGAAACAAACTAAGAAAGAACGTTATGGTGATGAGAATTATAACAATAGAGAAAAAATCTCCGAAACAAAATTATTATATACAAATGAAAAACGAGATTCAATAAATAAAAAATCTCATCTTACCAAAAAAGAACGTTATGGNGATGAGAATTATAACAATAGAGATAAGTGNAAATCTACCAAAAAAGAACGTTATGGTGATGAGAATTATGTTAATATAGAAAAAGCAAAGGAAACAAACATAAGCAAATATAGTGTAAATTCATTTGGTAAACAACACTATTCAGCAGATTTTTTAGATTTAATACATAATAAAAATCAGTTCGAACAAGAATACAATTTGTTATCAACTGTTGGAATAGCCAAAAAATATAATGTTGCTCATTCTACTGTTAATAATTATAGAAAGATTTTCAAAATAAAATTAAAATCTTTTTCTGCTAATTCATCAAAAGCAGAAAAAGAAGTAGTTGATTTTATAAAATCAATTTATTCAGATACTATTATAGAAAATGATAGGTCTGTTTTAGAAGGTAAAGAACTTGATATTTATTTACCTNAATTGAATATAGCAATTGAATATAATGGATTATATTGGCATGGTTCATCAAGTAATGATGATCGTATGATCAATAAAAATAACCATCTGAATAAGACAGAAGCNTGTGAAGCTAAAGGTATTCAGTTATTTCATATATTCGAAAATGAATGGATAGATCCAGATAAACAAAAAATTTGGAAGTCAATGAATTAAAAATAAGTTGGGTCTATCAAATAGAATTTATGCTAGAAAATGTAGAAATTCGAGAAGTAGATAACTAAAGAAGCTAGAGAATTTTGTATTAATAATCATATGCAAGGTTATTCACAAGCTTCTATTAAATATGGACTTTATTATAATGATGAATTGATGTCTCTTATTACGATATCTAAAAGTAGATATTGTATTGAATCGACATATGAAATAATCAGGTTTTGTAATAAATTAAATGTTTCAGTAGTAGGCGGATTTAGTAAACTATTAAAACATTTTCGAACATTATATAAAGGGATGATTGTATCATATGCTAACAGAAGATGGTCTACTGGTGGTTTATATGAACAGAATGGGTTTAATAATAAAGAAAATACAGTACCTAATTATTGGTACTTTAAACTGGGAAATGTTTTAGAGTCAAGATTAAAATATCAAAAACATAAATTGTATAAAATTTTTGATAATTTTAATGCTAAAATATCAGAATACGAGAATATGTTTAATAATGGTTATTCAGTAATATATGACTCTGGAAATATTAAATATAATCTGATATAAATATATTAAATAAATAACATACTAAAGGGTTGGCATGGCGTATTCTAGAGTTTCATTCAGAATTTACTGAAGCAGCAAGGGTTAATAGATTCCAGATAACTGGATTAGGTTTAGATAATCTATTCGTTAAAGCAGCAAGTTTACCAGGATCTAGCCTCGGTGTAGTTGATGTTTTATCATGAAGGCAAACCTGTTAAGTTAGCAGGTGATAGAACGAACGAAGATTGGACAGTTACTTGTTACCTTGATGTTGATAGTACAAATTATATAACTATGAAAGTATGGTCAGAACTTGTACTTTCTAATGTTACCAATTTAGCACCATTAACAAAAGATCTTTATAAAAGAGAACTTAATGTGTCTATGTTAGGTAGAGATGGATCTACTATCCCTGGAACAAATCATTTAATATCTGGTGCTTTTCCAATAAATTTCTCTCCAGTAGAATTAGATCATTCATCTAATGATACTGCTGCAGAGTTTTCAGTTACATTTGCTTATGATTGGTTCTTCTCTATATAATGGGATATAAAACGTTCAGTACCGCATTTCTTGAAATGCTTAGACCTAATAGGTTTTATATAGACGGCGGATTCTTTGGTGATGGAATGTATATTAAAGCAGCTTCTATTCCAGGTTATAATATTGGAACAGCAACCGCATGGCATGCTGGACAAGCTTTTGAATTAGCTGGTGATATAGTTTCTGAACCATGGGAAGTTACATGTGCGCTTGATATTAAAAGTACAGCATATAATATGATATGGAATCACATGCAATTATTATGGAATTCTCAAAATAAAACTTCTTCTAATGATTGGAGAACATACAGATCAGATGTAGAAGTAAGTATGATACTTCGTGATGGAACTACAGATGCATTAAAATTCAAATTAACTAATGCATGGCCGACTATAATTTCGCCATTAGATTTAGATCATGGAAGTAATGATAGTATAGCTGAATTCTCTATAACACTAAATTATTCAGAAATGATTAAATTAGTATAGATATAAATAACTTAATAAAACTATTAAAAGGAAACATAAATGGCATATTCAGATTTTAAAGGGTCGTTCGAAGAAATGGCTCGTTCTAACAGATTTAGACTTACTGCTCTAGGTCAATTAAGCGAAGCTTTACTTGTTAAAGCATCTTCATTACCTGGATCTTCTATTCCTGCTGTTGAAGTTTTTCATGAAGGTTTAGCAGTAAAGTTAGCAGGTGATAGAGTTTACGATGATTGGGAAGTTACATGCTGGTTAGATAAAAATGCTAAACTTTACAAAGATGTTACTAAATGGGCTGATTTAGCTAATGGATCAGGCGCTAATGTTAATGTAGGTGGAGCTGCTCAGTCTGCATATAAATTTGATATAGGTATTCAAATGTTAGATCGTACAGGCGCACCGATTGCTGGTACTGATTATAAATTAGCTGGAGCTTTTCCAACTACTATTGGAGCTGTTGATTTAGCTCATGATAGTAATGATACTGCTGCTGAATTTGCAATTACTTTTTCATATGATTATTACACTGTAGCATAAGGATAATATATTTTGGCAATTTCTGATATGTTTGGTGGATTCTTTAAACCAAAGAAAATTCCAGACAGTAAAGACACTAGAATAGTAAAAGATCGTGATGGAGCAGTTCATCACGATGAATATAATGGTGCGGCCGGAGCTGGTCATAGTTTATATACATTAGACTGGGCAAGCGAGCTAACTGGTGATGCCAATTGGATTTCAGAGTATAGGAAAATTTCTGAATTACCTGAAGTATCTAGTGCTATTGAAGACATATTACAGGAAGCTATCGTAGTTGGACAGGATGATGAAATTGCTCAACTAAATTTAGATGATACAGACTTTTCTGATAAAATCAAAAAACTCATTGTTGAAACTTATAAATATCTTTTGGTTAAAACAGAGTTTAATAATAAAGCTGAAGATATTTTTAAATCGTTTTATGTAGATGGTAGATTATATTTACAGAAAATAGTAAATAAAGGTAATTTGGAAGATGGAATTATTGGTATATCTATTTTAGATTCTACTCGTACTAAAAAGGTCGTTGTTGATAAAATAGAAAAAGAAACAGGTAAAATTTTAGCATCTGAAAAATTCTTTCTATTTAATCCTAATGAAGACGTTGATTCAAAAGGATTTGCTAATTATAATACTAATAAAGAAATAATTAAATTTGCGCCAGAATCTATCACTTATATTAATTCAGGAATTATAGACCATAAAACAAAAATGGTCAAATCATATCTTCATAAAGCAGTTAAACCAGCAAATCAATTATCACTATTGGAAGATTCACTCGTTATTTATCGCCTTGCTAGATCTTCAGAAAAAAGAATTTTTTATATTGATGTAGGTAATCTNNCAAAATCAAAAGNTGAACAGNATATTACTAATATAATGAATAAATTCAAAAACAAAATGGTTTTTGATTCAGCAACAGGTAAAGTAAAAGATAACAAAAATCACTTAGCAATAGCAGAAGATATTTATCTACCTAGGCAAGGTGGATCCAAAGGTACTGAAGTATCAACCCTACCTGCGGCTGCTAATTTAGGTGAAACTGAAGATATTGAATACTTTAAAAAGAAATTATACAAGTCACTTCATATACCTTTGTCTAGATTAGAAGCTGAAGCGTCATTTAACATAGGTAGAGCATCTGAAATAACAAGAGACGAATTAAAATTTTCAAAATTTATACGGAAGGCTCANACAAAGTTTGGTGCTTTAATACTTGATTTATTAGTTACTGAATTAGTTCTTAAAAAGATTATTACTAAAGAAGATTTTGAAAAGAACCGCGGTTTAATTAAAATATTATTTAATACTGATTCTTTCTTTGAAGAATTAAAACAAGCTGAAATATTAGAAAATAGATTCTCGCTATTATCTAATTCAGAAAGTTTTGCAGGTAAATATGTTTCTGTTAATTATCTACAGAAGAATGTACTAATGCTTAATGATGATGAAATAGATGAAATCGAAAAGACAGCAAGCTGAAGATAAAAATAAATATAAGGACGATGAAGATGGATTTTAATAAAGATTCTCTCAAAGAAGCTATGGATATTATTTTTGAGGGTCTCTTCAAAAAGAAAGTTATCCGAGGCGGCAAGTTAAAGAAGAAAAAAGGAACAAACACTGCTGGAAAACGGATAGATTCTACTGGTAAAAGAACTTCTAATTGGTCTGCTGGTGATTCAAGAAAAAAAGGTCTAGAACAGTCTAAATCTAAACGCAAACATCCAGTTAAAAAATCAGCTAAGATTAAAAGAAAAAAATCTATGAAAAAACGGAGTAGACTGGGACTATGATTAATACAACAACAGTAAAAGACATTCTTTCAGAACTTAAGAATGAAATATTAGAAGCTAAAAGAAGCGGATCATCTAAACCTGCTAAATTAAAGAAAAAATATAGGTAAATACAAAAAGGGAACTGATATTACAGTAATGGATTTTCAAGGTTCTGGTGGATATCATGTTAGATTTGCAGATGGAAAGACTGGCGTTCTAAGTAAATCGGCATTCGAATATATTGACTATGATGACACAGAACGTGAAGGTCAAAAAGCAAAAAGAATTTACTAAGATTCCTAAGTATGGTAAAAATATCTGTTCCTAGATCTGTATTGTTTCCTTCTACATACGAAAATGTTAACGAAGATTTCTTTGATTATGGCGAAGTATTAGCTAAATGGGCTAAGAAAAANTTTGGTAAAGATGCCAAAACTAGATTGCAAGCNGCTGAATATAAAGATTTACCAAAGCCTAAAAGTAAGGTAGATNTGGATGCTGCTATAGAAGTTGCTATTAACATTCTTAANGAATCNATTAATGAAGCTACTCTTTCAGATAAAGTAATAGCTGATAATATAAAAGCTGATTGGATATATTATCCTGAAGATGAATCNCGTAATTATGATGAGAAGGTACTTAAAACTCATCCTGAAATAAAAGATATATTTAAAGGACGTCATCCTGATAATAATTTTGAATATAAGTCAATTCATGCATTTTCTTCTAGTCAAGCTAAAGCTAATAAGTTAGCTGAAAAAGAAATTAAAAAATTAACTTCTAAAGGATTTGAATTATTATTTTCAAAATTTATAGGCAAAAAAGGTCAAGATTGGAATAGTGATACTTGGAAATACGGATTCAGCGTAAGAGCTGTTTTAATTAAAAGAGGATAATATGAATTTAAGAAAATTACTAGTAAGCGAAGTATTAGATGAAGCAAAGTCTATCAAGAATGGTAGTTTTGTTGCTGATGAAAATGGTACAGTTGGTAAAGTAACTAATATATCAAGCAATAGATATTCTGCTGATGTTAAATGGAATGGCAGTGGTTCAAGCACTGTGGATATAGATCAATTATCTATCGTTGAAGAAACTTTGCATGAAGCTAAAATGATCGAGTTAAACGAAGCATTTAACTTATTAAGTAGAACTATCAGAGATACAATATATACTGTGGATAAATCAATGGATGATCCTGAAGCATTTGGATTAGGTCACGTTAAACCAACATCACTAAACAGTTCTCTGAAAGCTCTGAAAACAGTTGAAAAATCTATACATAAAATAGCTTCAGATATCATAGATTAAAGGAATTAAAATGTATTTAATAACTGAATTAGAAAACGAAACTACTTGTGTAATTGAAGAAGGTGCTAACGGTAAAAAAGATCTTTTTATCGAAGGTATTTTTATGCAAGCAGAAAAACTTAACCGTAACGGCCGAGTTTACCCAGGCGCTATATTAGAACGTGAAGCTGTTAAATACATCAAAGAACAGGTAGATACTAAACGTGCACTCGGTGAACTTAACCATCCGTCTTCTCCTAGTATTAATCCAGACAGAGCAAGTCATTTAATTACTTCTCTAGTTAAAGAAGGTACAGATTATATTGGTAAAGCAAAAATCTTAAATACTCCTACTGGTAATATAGTACGAGGATTATTAGAAGGTGGCGTTTCTATTGGTGTAAGTACTCGTGGTTTAGGATCTATTAAAGAAATTGAAGGCGTTCCTACAGTTCAAGAAGATTTCCAACTGCG